TAAAAATGTTCTGGTCTGCGTTAAGACGCACCCAGGACGGACATTTTTAAAAAGGCACTCAACTCGCCCCCCGACGATGTTGATCCTAACAAAACCGCACAACTCTAGAACACAGGGAGGGTTAGGAACCATGAACAGACAGAATATTTGTGTACCCCTCGGAACCATGGAAACGCTACGAGTCTTAGTCGAAAGAACACGTAACCCCTGCTAGTTGTTAACAAAGAGAAAAATGAACATAGTGGGTTTTGAGCACCCCCCACTACCCTAGCCACCCCATCAACAGTCAGGGGGGTTAGCTAAGTAAGCATAGGGCAAGGAAAAACCTGACGGGAAATCCTTGCGCTGTTGATGGGCCCCTAAAATCCCGCAACCGCGGTCTGTGCTCCTTGTGCGGACAAGTCCAAAGGGACACATCCGGTAAAGAAGCCACAAGACCAATCGTCTGCGGCCTGCCTCAAAACTCTTAGTTGGGACAAAGGCTGAGTGCCTCTGATCAACAATCGGAGATCGGAACAATAGATATCAGGGGTCAAAGGATAAGTTGCAGCGGTATAAAACCGATACATCTCACTCTGAGCTCTAGAATACTGCGGAATCTGGACTGCAAGTCCACCTGCAACCTTAGGGCCAGTTGCAATTCCAAGAGGATTCACCGCTGTTGAAACCTCTGTCGCGGCAGTATAAGACACGACTGGTGCTGTACCAGACAAATTCTCACTAAGAGCTGCCCTTATATAATCATCAGGGCCATAAATGGTGAATTTGAGGCCGCCTCGTTGATAGTTGAACAAAACAGCTATCATTGAGACGTAATCAACCCCAAATACTGGTTGTACTGAGGAATTGTCTGTAGCATTTTTAAGAGCCACTATTTTAGGTCGCAATGCAACAGTGGTCTCACTGTTTACAGCTGCAACTCTAGAATAGTATGGAGCCGAGCGTTTCGCCAATGCTCTAAGCGAAACAATCTTCTCTCCGATGCAAAATGCAGCGGAGGCAAGGTTACCATCATTGTTAGCGGTACCCGTGATGGTTTGAGCGGGTTTCTGGACTGTGGCAGACTTTTCTTTGGCCTGTACACCCTCACCTAGACCTTGAGCTTCAAAAACTTCTCGGTCAATTGTTAAATCATCTATGAGGGTGGGACTGCCAGTTCCAGGCATATACATGAGTGGTTGGTACCAATTGGCACGAGGCATTGCAACTTCGAACGTATCGTCAGCTGCAACCTCAACCAAACATGTAACCGAAGTGGACACTGTTGACGGTGCCACAAGCGGATTTAAAGCGTAAACGCTGACTATCCCGATCGATGAGTCAAAGTTCTTATATGGAACAGTGCTCGTATACGGGATAGTAATCGTGAATTCATTGGAATTTCTCAGATCAAGAACTTCACGATACAAATAGCTAGTATTTGCAAATGTGTCTGACACTCCTCTGCCAGGACTGAAGACCACTACATATCGACCTGAGTGGAATTCAGTCTTAACAAATTTGAATGTAAACACAAACCCAGATCTCCAATACGCAAAGAAATTGGAGATATAGCACATGGGAGACGGCCAAAAGAGCAACCCATTGCTTGGACTGAGTGTCCCCATCCCAGCGGGATAAAGGACCTTGCTATACACTAGTTGCCCAGTGGTATTATTAGTGGCAATCTGGAACTCACCAATATAGCAGGGAATCGACGATAGATAATTGAAACTCATCTCATCTATATCGGTCCCGGCAAAACCAGGCAACTCCTGGACTGCATTATCAGATAGCAATCCAAGATTTGTATGTGTTCCAATAGCATTCACGTTAGCAATATCATGCGCAACGTTTAGCTTTGAAAAATGAACATTATTTTGGGCATTTGGATTAGACCAGCCAAATGCCGAAGCAGTATTGCCTAAAATAGATGAAACCCAAGAGACGTTATTGGCCAAAGATGAAATCAGTGGAACGTCTTTGAATAAGTTAGACGCTCGTGTAACACGAGAGAATAACCCAGAAATGGGCCCATTATTCGCAATTGCTGCCTCTTCCTCGCTGGGATCAAGGCGACGCATGCCACCTCGACCCCTACGAGGGCGATCAGCCTGGGCCGTAAAGGCTGGAAAATCTAACTCAACGTCAGTAAACCAACACCAAACGGTCCAATCCACAGTCGCAGGTCCACCTGGGGATACCAGGGGCGAATAAACGCGCACGCTATAAGTACCCATAGTGCCAGTGCCATCAATCATGTTATAACCTAAAGTAGGTGAAACATAAGGGATAGACAAGGACACATCTGAATCAGTAGCGAGATCAAAATCAATACGGGGAAGCTGTGTGGACAATGTCAAAGAGGGCAAAACAACCGAGAACTTTTTGGGGTTAAGTTGCGCCTGTGGGAAATATTGTATAAACAATCTTCCTTGCTGGAACCGCTGCGCGTTGGCTTGGAACTTCAAATTCACGGTTGCCCGGAAATTCAAAAAGCCACGCGTTTTCTCACGATATAAGGGTAATATCAGCAGATCATCTGGAAAATTAACAGTGTAAAGCGTATCACCTTGAATTTGGGTCAACGACAAAACACCCGTTGCAATAACAGATGGTCTACCAAGGAAATCCTTAATAGAATGAGAGCGATCCTCCTGCACTGACATTTTAATGGGTCTATCTATGTCCACAAAGCGGGGGAAGGCTTTTTCTTCCATTACTTTATCATCATGGAAGGTTACTGTCTGATCAACTTCAGTGACAGACATAAGATCTTTGGGGTTTTCTGTCGAACCACCTTGAAACGACTCACTATTTGAGGTAGCGATACTATTTATTTGTTTTACTTCGTGGCACCATCTTGCATCAGCCCGGTACCCAGAAGCCGTTTTTGTTTTCGCCGGGAGCGCCGGACTCTATAACAACCTGTTTTTCAGGAGAACGAGATCCTCAATAGTCTTCCAGCACCAACAATGAAGAAACGATACTCAATTGTCAGCCTGTATATAGGACTAAAGAGTAGAGGCGGTAACACAACCGGGTTAGGGTCGAGGCCATTTCCTCTATAGTGCAAACAATCTTAATCCGCTTAATGCACCTGAACGGACGCATCCACTAAACTACGACCTGTATAACCGTGGAGTAAGCTACAGGAAGTGGTGGCCGAACGAACCTACCATATCAGCTCAGAATTAAGAACAATATCTTGAAGCTGAATGTAGTCAACCACTGGAGGCATGAATTTTAGGTGTTCACGTGATTGAGCAATAATAATCTCAGACCATTTATCAAAGATGAATCGGTCATGGAGCGACAACTCTTTGAGAGCAATGGTTACATTGGTCTTCTGAGTATTCAAACGCTCTGGACTCTCCATATACCAGTTCAACATGTCTAAGATAGAAGCCAAGGCCAAGGGTGCTACATATCTTCGCACTCTTTGATCAAACCTAAAGCCCCTCTTCAAGAAAGTACATTGTTCAAGTTTCTTAAAAGGCACAAAAACAGTTCCTTTGTCCTCATCAGTATAGACCTGATTGAACTTAGTCATGCACACCACGAGTGTATCAAGATTAAAGAAACTGGAGGCCTCATCAGAAACATTGAAAATGTTATCATCACCATAGGTTACAGGAAAGACATGTTCCCAAAAACTCTCCAACTTGGATAAGTCTTTACTTAGGTCCACCCAACATAGCATCAGTAAGATCACTGCTTGCAGACTATTTAAAATAGTCGTTAATGGATGGCCAGACGGTAACTTACTACTCCATTGGTAGATAGTATCTCCAGAAACATGGATAGAATTGACAACTTCCTGGAAAAGAACTTCACGGACTAGAGCATTTTCGCAACCATCATTGTACCATTTGTTAATCATCTTACAAATAGCCATTAAGATGGCAGCTAATTGCCTAGTATCGTATCCAGAGAAATCACCACCTATCACCTTATCGCCTTTAGACCTCAACCGCTTAGCCAGCATATCCCATTCCATAGAATATGGATTGATTCCAACCGCACAATGGCTGAAAATTCGATTCTCACAAATAAACATGGAGAAATCGAGGAAATACTGACGCGTAACAATTGAGAGAGGCAAAGGACATGCAGAAACCAATCGGGTCTTGCCGATCTCAACTTTCTCAAGTGATAAGGTCTCATCCTTGAGAGTATCAACAAACGCATGGAAAGAACGATTGCCCATCCTAGCATTCTTGACAATGATTTCGCACTCCTCCTGTAAGGCTTTAGCTTGTGGTCTTTCAAGGTCATACTCTTCGCCTTGACCAAAAAACCACTCTTTTCCTTTAAACCCGGGTATCGGATTCATCACATAAGGATACCCAGCAGATGTACTTCTTGGAATTGCTTCACAAAACTTTACGCCTTCAATTCCTAGAACTGCCTCCCTAAATGAAAAGACACACGGCCTCCTACGATTTGAATTGACTTGCTGATTCAATAATCTAGCAAGAAGCGATGCTGTACAAGCTTCAAGTACAGCTGGATTCAAGTTTGCAATACAAGGAGGCCCATAACGACCAATAGCTTCCTTGAGTGGTTCTCTGAAATCACCATTTGCATCACGCCAGCTCTTCAACTTGGCTGGAGCTGTCATAACCTTGGTTATTCTACCATAAAGGACACTCTTCCTAAGCTTAGTAACCTTAGGTTGATGTATGGTTAAGGTCTTGACATAAGGGATAAAAGTTCCCTCTGCTGGTGGTTTTTCAGCTTGAGCCGAAAACTCGTCAATCACATCATTTGAAGGCGGATAATCAACGTATCCAATTCCTTTAAAGGCTCGATCAACTTCATCAAAATCTTCTCGACAAAGCATAACGGATAAACCGAGCCCTGATGTCCTTGTACCCGCGACGTGCATACCTAAGATCTTAGTAAGCACTGACGGATCATCAATTGTCAAGATGGAGCCACAATCACCCTTCTCCGTTTTTGCTGCATATACGAAAACTTCATTAATATCATAAACTTCACCATCAACCTGACTCTTTTTAACTGGATGGTATTGAACTGACAGCCTTTCCCAATAATAGGTAGGCTTACCATCAGTACTCAAATTGTTAGGCATCACCAAAGTGCACTTATAGTCCAGGTTCTTGTTAACAAGATCCCGAGGTGCAAAATGGGGTAAGAGATTAGGATGCTGATGAAAGTGATCAGGCAAAATAAAAACACATAAGTCTTTTTC